ACCGCCGTCAAGCGAGTCTGAAGCTGTATCTATGATGCCGCCGTATTCTGTGCCATCGATTGATACTAGAAATCCATCTTTGATTGGAATCGACGGGGCAAATACTTCAAAAGAATTTCCCGTATCTCCAAAAGAAAGGTCGAGCACATAGTCCTCTGTGCCGGCAATATCTTCACCGTCAGCCTTTGATACCGTTAAGATGTCCATGGAAGACCTCCCCTTGTTTCCCACCATTCAACATCAAAGCCGAATGTGCCGTCCCACGAGACGTTCTGAAAGCCTTGTTTCAGCGGTTCAAAGCAATAGTTGCCGCCGCCTTTACCACTACCACGGCTGCCAACATCGAAGCGGTCTGAGACGTCTCCAAGTTCAGTTACAAGTGTGATTGTCTTACGAGTGCGGGTGCCATCTACAACAAGACGGCCTCCACTTGGAACCGTCAGTGAGAATGAGTAAGTATTATCGCCAATCACGATTCGAGGTTGGAGGGCCGTTCCGTAAATAGTGAACTTTACTGGACATTCTGAGGATGAGCGAATTTCAAGCTGCTTTGGCGGTCTCGTGATGCCAAGGTTGTATGGAGCGTTGGTAGGTAAATTAAGCCAATCGCTCTGTGCATCATCGTGAGTCACGCTGAAGCTTTTACTATGGCTTTTGTGCCATGACCCTTCTAGCAAAATAACTGTAAGGGCAACTGTTGCCTGATCATGAAAGACAGATTGAACCTCGCTTTTAGACACATACACATCTTGCAACCATTCATTGTTATAGACGAGTGCTCCTGGCTTTTGATTATTGAAGTCGAATTCAAATTCATTGGCCATTGATTCCGCTAGTTCAGAACCCTCAATGAATAAATCTAACGTGACTTCTTGAGCATTAGATGAAATGCCAGAGACAGAACGCGCTCCTAGCGTGTATCCAGGCTTGTAACCTCTAAGCGATGTGCCAGTACCAATTGAGGCTTCTGGCACATCAAGCTCAAAGATATTACCGCGGGAAGAAACATACTTGAGTTTATGCATTCGTCTTCACCGCCTTTTGAACCGCTCGAGCAAAATCACGGTCTCCAATATTGTTAGAGTTCTCATCAATAACCTGTCCGAGCTCACCGTTGCGCATGAAGTCATAGATATCTGCGAGCGTGGTTGCGTTCGCGCGTTGTTGCCTTGAATCAAGCTCGAAAGCAGCACGATAAATACCGTTTGCATTAGCGTCAGCAACTGCTGAGAAGCTCAGAGGACGGGCATTACTAAAGACGTCATGTACACTTGATAGAGCACTCATGGCCTCTGTTTCAGCAAGTGCAGAACTTCCCTTAATCCCTCTTGCAAAGTCTCTCATGAGGGCACGGCCAGAATACGTCGTGTAGCCATGACCTGAGAATGGTCCCTTCTTTGCAGGTGAGAATGGGAATAACTTACGAACCGCGCCGAGGGCGTTTGATGCTGCACTTGTTACTGTGCTTACTGCGTCTCTAATACCTTTAGCAAAGCCGTCTAGGAGAGCTTTACCAGAATTAACAAGCCAGTCGCCCGCATTAGAAAAGAAACTTTTAATCTTATCTGGAATGCTCTTCACAAAATCAACCGCTGCATTTAAGCCATCTGTAACTCCACGGAGAAAACCGTCGGCGGCCTCTGATGCTTTTGCCGCCATGTCGACTGCCCAGAGAGCAATATTTGCCAGAAGCGTAGCAAGGGCAGACTTAACTTGGTCTGGAATGGTTGCCACAAATAAGACAAACTGAGCGAAAGCTGCTGGCAGGTCAACAGTAAAGAAGTTAACGACGTTCTGGACAAACTCAGTGCCAATCTGTACCGCTAGTTGAGCGAGTTGAGCGCCTAGCCCAAACAGAAATACAACTGCAAAAGTAAGCGCGTAAAGGACCATTGTTGGTAGCTCTTGAATGAATTGTCCTACCGCCGCGGGAATCCCTTGAACAAATTGGACAAATTGAGTGAAAGCTGTTGGCAATGTTGTTGTAAAGAAACCAACTATGGAATCTACTGCACCACTAATGGCTGAGCAAATAGAATCCCAAATACCAATTACAGCATTTCTAAAATCTTCATTAGTGTTCCAGAGCCATGTAAAGACAGCTCCAAGAGCAACTACCGCAACTGCAATCCAACCGATAACAGGGATAGATCCTACGAGTGCCAAAAGACTCGTTCCAACGCCACTAATTGCCGTTAAAATCGTTCCAAAGACACTCGCGAGCGCTCCACCCTCACCAACAAGCTCTCCAAAAACAGAAAGCGTTGATAGAACGCCCTCTCCACCTTTGATAGCGTCAAAAGCCAAAGAAGCGGCGCTTTTTAGAAGTCCGAAGTCGTCAGCTATCGAGCGCACAGCCTTAATAGTCTCGTATGCAATCAGAGCGGTCGCTACAGCGACAATGACGGGCGCAACAACTGTGAGGTTGTCTCTCAAGCCTTGGACAGCGTCACGAGCAAGCTCTATGGCAGATTTAACACCATCAACGGCAGATTTAAGCAAATCTGCTGCACTGCGGGAAGCATCTTCTGAGCTATCGAGACCAGTAAACGTTGTTATAAGGTCACCAATAAGCCCTATAGTGCCATCAAATACGTCTTTTAGCGCATTTAAAGCGTCACCAAATGATGTGATTGCTCCGTTATTTTGAAGCTGATCCATGAAGGAACCAACAGTGGAAATAACAGGGTCAAGATACGTGATAACTGTGTCGGCTATACCAGAAAAGCTGCTAGAGAAATCGTTGATTGCACCTGCAATATTAGCTTGGCCAATATGATCAATAATCTTAGCAACAGCCTTATTAATGCGGTTCTGAACATTGGTCCATGCGGTACCAATTGACTCCGTTGAGATACGTGCCTGCTCTGCAAATGAAGCATAGCCAGGAAGACCTTCATTATTGAGGCTTACAATTGCGTTGTTGAATTGGTCAAATGTAATTGCGCCGCTTTGCATGGCCTTATAAAGGTCTGCTTGGTTTGCATTAGCTCCGAGTAGGGCTTTAGCAATCTGATTCAGCTGTCCTGGCATAGCTTGAGCAAGAATCTTCCATGACTGCATATCAACTCTGCCAGTTGAAAGCATCTGTGAATACTGCTCAAAAGCAGAATTCATTACCTCTTGACTCTTGCCGCCTGCCAAAAGTGCGTTATTAAATGCCAGGGCAACATCTGTTGCTGTGGCAAGTGAACCAGACACAGGCGCAATCTTCTGCACTGAGCCAACAATAGCGTCAAGCGATGTCGGAAGACCATCGATACCAGCTGAAAGCCGTTCAATAGTCGCACGCGCGTCGTCTGCAGAATATCCAACAGACTGCATAATCTTAGGGAAGTTTGCAATCGTATCGACACGGTTGACAGCAGAGGCAATTGAGCCAGAAATAGCATCTAAGGCGCGAGATGTAACGCTCGACACAATTCCCATAATTGCACCGGTTGCGCCACCAAAGCCGCTTGCATAGTTTTGAGCAGCCTGTCGTCCAGCATTCGTGTGGACAGACACTGCCGATTTATATCCACTTCCCAGTGCTCGCTTAACATTAGCACCAAGATTGTCGAATTTAGGAGTAAGAAGGACGGAACCTCTTACTACTGTTCCAGCCACTATTCACCTCCTAGCGTTCTCTAAAAAGAAGCTCCTCAACGCGGTCCTGTGACACGTTAAGAAGCTTCTTTTTACTTTGTTCTTGTTTCAGTTCTGGACGCTTGACCGCGTCAGGCTTTCTGCCTTTACCTCCGGCTTGTTCATATCGAAGATACGAAAGGTTGTCGACCGCTAGTGCAAGCAAATAGTCACTATTGGACCAATCATTTCTTGGGTCAACAGAGCATACTGTTCTAGAACCATGAGGGAGGTTTATCATCAAATAAAACAGACGCTCAAACTCACAAGAGTCAATGAGCGTCTGTAGCTTTACTTGGTAATACTGCTGAAAGTCTGCTTCCAGCTTGCCCCTTTTAGTGTCATCACACAGAATTGGAGCAAGCGGAATTAGTTTTTTGCGTCAAGTTTTTCCAGAAGAGCGGACTCAATGCGCATGATTTCTTCAGCGTCGTCATATCCGAGTTTAGCAGTTACGACTTCCACAACATGATTGTCAACATTGCCGCTAAAGACAAAGTCGTAGAGAGCAAGTACAGGAGAAAGTGCTTCTGGGCTATTTTGCTCAGCATCGCTAACACGAGCCATGCGACGCATAAACTCACGAGACTTAATTCTGCGCATGTCAACGACATACTCTTCACCCTCGAATTCAATTATGCGCTCATATGGAGCGTGCTTTGGCTTATCCTGTACGAAGTCAAGATAATCATGCTCCAACTTTGCACGTGAATTTTCTTTCTCCGCTGCGAGCTCTCGAAGCTGCTCCGCTGACATGTTGGAAATATCCATATTGAGTCCTCTCAAAACTTAATTAATGTACTACGCCAGGAGTCGCACTCGCTTTTGTGGTGTCGTAGAAGACATCACGGTAAGTATCACCGTCAAAGACCTCGGCTGGCATACACTTAATGGTTGGTGTATAGCCAAGGAAGTCAGAGCTGTTCTGCTTTACGGTATCGCGCTCAAAAATGCGTCCAACAGGAATAATGGAACGCTTGACCGTAGTCTCATTAATAACAGCGTCAAAAATATAGATACGAGGTGCAGTAAAGCGTGGGTTGTGTCGAACAGTAATAGAGCCGTCTGTCTCAACCTTGACGTTATCGTCTCCATAAATGACCTTCAAAATAGTCTCAGCGGACTCAAGGAAGGACACCTTTGCAGACTCTGAGTACTTAGAAATTGAGGAACTAATAGCGTTTCCTCCCCAGTCGTTCTTATCCTCTGCAGAGAGATCAACAGAAAACTCAACGCCATCCTCAGAGATATATCCAAGTGACTTAATCTTGCCGGGGTTTGCAGTCATCAGATCCTTGATGGTCTTCTTAACATCAAGAAGCGTCTTAATGTCAACGCTTGGGTCAACGACTGCGGCATATCCGCCAGGACGGCCCTTTGCTGCTCCGACGTAATTTGCATTGTAAATAGCATCAGCCATGATTACTCCTTACAGACGTGTAGTGATATACACATCTAATTGATATCGATATTTCTTTGAATCCGGGTCTGGGAAGTCGTAAATACTTTGAACTTCAACCTTGATAACCTTGTCAAGCTCTTGCCAGCACTCAAGCAAAAGAAGTCTCATTGCCAAGGCCAGCTTATATGCAGCGGCATCCGTGGTACTCCAAGCCTGCACTGCAAGATTAGCCGTATCCCAGCCAATCGTAGAGCTTCCCCCGGTTCGCGTAACGGTAATAAACTCTTTTGGTTCGCGGGCGGGGACTCGTGTTGAAGCAGGAATATTGAGCTTTTGACTCATATACTTAGTAAGGTCTGAAAGAATGTCATAGCTCATCCTCTACATCCCTTCTTAAGAATATTAAGCTTTGCGTTAGCACGTCCAGCCCATATGCCGTTCTCCGCTCCAGAGCAGTACACAAGGCCAGCTGCGGTGTACTCTCGATTAACCCATTTAGCGTCAAATCGAGCACCATGTTTGAGGTATTTTTCTGGCAGTAAAGAATTACATTTTGCCGCACAAATCTGAGCCGCTTCACGGCACATATCAGCTACAGGAGCGGTATGAAGTACCTCGCGGATACCAGCCAAGTCTGGCTTGAGACCCGTGACTATAAAATCATTACCCATCGACAACCACCGCCTCAACTTCCCTGTCCCAATCGAGCGGCGTTAGACTATCAAGATAGGGCTGTGGGTCACCAACAACCGCAAACCTCACTCCATCAAACTCAATAAAAGTTCCCCTTAGGCTTCGCTTATAAGCCTTTGGAAAGTGGAACACCATGTCTATGCGGTCACCGTTTGGGCGCGTTGCAGACAAATCAGATGTCGCAACCGGAGCTGGCAAGACATTGTCAACAAGTTCATAAGACTCTATTCCAGAGGTCTCGTTGCCATGATCGTCTAAGACAGTAGTTACTCTAACCACTTCTACCTGAACACCTCTAATGGCAGCCATCATTCACCTCATGGTCTTGCTTACACATCGGCTGAATTGAGCCAATTCTGATACCACTCAAGCCGAGTCGAGTGCGCTCTGAGCGCGTTACATACAAATCAGCTGTTGGGTTTGCAAAAGTCAATGTCGACTCATAAGGACCAGCATGCTGACTGTACTGAGAAGCACCCTCAAAACCAGCAGGAACATTCACAGCACGAGCAACAATCGCGCAAGTAACGGCACAAGCATTCTCATCAAACCGAAGGTTCAAGCCTTCTTTGTAAGCCGTTTGATGATATGCAATGAAATTTGAGCGCAAGAGGGCTGAGGCATCTTGCAAAAGCACCTCAACCCTCTCTGGAGCACCAGACCCATAACGTTTCTCATAGTCGGCCTTTGTGGCAAAGCTTCTTGTCTCTGCCATATAAGCCTCCTATTAAGCAGCGGTACCGTTTGCAAGGCGGACAAACTGTGCCTTATCACGTGCGACAAAGCCGAACATAAAGGTGCACTTAAGAGCAAACATATCACGCTGATAGAGGTTCATTGCAGTGCCTCCAGCATTGATGGTTGCCTGGTCTGCCATAGAGACAGTGATGTCCTTAACGAGACCAAAGCGAGCACCAGTCCAGTCACCGCCGACACCAACAAGCTCAGGGGTCTTAGAAGCAACCTTTGCCTGATAAGCTGCACGAGAGAAGAGAGATGGAATAGCAAGAACAGAAGAGCCGCCATCCTTGCCCTCAACAGATGGGTTGGTGATAAAGAGTGGACGCTGCTGGCTATCCTTAGCCTTAAGAAGCAGAGTGCGTGCCTTTGGAGAAAGTACCCAACCGTTAAGGTCACCGTTAGCGTTAGAGACCTTCTCGAGTGCGTCAACAAAGCCGTCATAAGGCTTAACAGAAAGGTCTACAGACTCAGCGTCTGCAAGGGTGTCAAAGCCAGTGCCAGGTGCAGTGCCATACATAATGGTAGAGTCAACCTTGCGACCAATGGCTCCTGGAAGACGATTCTGAAGCTCGGCAAAGATAGCCTCATAGTTATCTTTGAACTCATTGGAGAAGAGCTCAATAACAGTGAGCTTATAAGGCTTCATTTCCTTAACGCCAAGAGAGGTATTAGATACCTTAGCCTCTTCACCCTCAGCGGTAAAAGAAGCCTCTGGGTCACCAGTTACAACTGGAATAGTCATGCCGCGGCCAGGAAGCTCAATTGGAGTTGCAAGCTGCATAATTGCAGACTGGTCTTGGACGTTTGCAAAGATCTCGTCAGAGAGGTCTTTTGGAAGTGTTGCAGAAGTTGTCAAAATACCGGTTGCCATACTTAAATCCTTTCAATTAGTTGAATGTTTCGGCCATGAATTGACCAAATTTTTGCGCTGGAGTCTCTCCAGCCTGTGTAGAAATACCTGATTCTGGAATGATTGGAGCAGAAGGCTTTTTGGCGAACGCCGCTACGGCTTCTGCAAACGTCTTCATGCTCTCTTCATCTGCGCCCTGAATGAGGTCCTCTGGTACCCCTGTGTCTTTAGCGACTTGCTTGCGCATCTGCTGCAATTTAGCGTTCTCATCACGTGTCTGCAGTTCACCTTTAAGGTTGTCAACCTCAGCGAGTGCCTTTTTCAGCTCCTCGGAGCCACTCTTTTCGAGTTCGTCAAGCTTTTCAGCCTTGGCTTTCAAGTCATCATAATCAGAGAACTCAGAGCGTACTTTTTCACGCTCTCTTTCCAGCCTGTCTTTCACGATCTTGTCGAGCTGCTCTTGAGTGGTTACAGGTTCCTTCAAATCCATTTCTTTCCTTTCAACAGGTTCCGTCCGCTCGGACGTTTACGAG